GATACTATTCTTGTAGGAAAATTTAAAAACAAGAAAATGGTAATAAAAGATATAGGTGTAGATAAACATGGGATGCCGACTATAAATGGAAGAAAAGCTACTACATTTAGAATACACAAAACAGTAAATATTTTTGATAAGGGTTTTGATGAAAAAATTGATAGGGACGCGGAAGGATACGGAAAATATGATGACCCTGATGATAGTGATTTTGATGAACCTTCAAAGACTAAACAATTAGAAAGTAAGTCTACTTATAAAAAAATAATGGAGATGTAAATATGGATTGGTTAAAGAAACTCATAGCTGGTATTTTAGGACTTTTTGGTTTAAGTACTATTTTAAGTGCCAAGAAGTCACAAGAAGTAAAGGAATTAGAAGGAGTTATAAAAGAACATAAGAAAAAAGAAAAAGAAGTAGCAAAAGAAGTAAAAAAATTACAAGTACATAAAAATAAAAATAAAAAACAAATAACAAACGCAAAAAGAAAACTTACTCGTACACAAAACGAGATTAAAAAAATGGAAATAGCTTCCGAAAATGACGATGTATCAGATGCAGCAGATTTTTTGAGGAAGTTTTCCAAGAGTAAATAATTATAGTATATATGTATATAAGGAGAAATTAAAATGGCAAGACAAGATGCAGGAACAATGTTTAGGTCATTACCAACGACGCAGACTCTTGGTGATTACAATGGAGTATCAAGAGTGGGTCCAAGTACTACCTTTCATGCTACAGGTTCAAGAGCCGGTGCAGGATTTATTATTGAGAATGTAACAAATGTACTGATACATTGTGCAAGTGGTGGTAGTTTAAATGGTGACCAATGTACCGTTAAAGTACTTTATCCGATTGGTGTGAAAAAAGTCGTGAATGGTTCAAGTGGTATAGTTCACGTATTACATAGATAAGGAGTGAATATGAAATATCTTTGGATATTATTACTATCCATCCCCTTATTTGGACAGCAAACATTTACACAAGAAGAAGCGTTGGACATGATTAAACAACGTGATGCCGAATGGGAAGGTAAATTGTCAAAAATAGAATCAATTGACAGTGCAAAGACAGTTCAGATTAGTCAATATGAAGATTTGGTCAAAGAGTTAGAAGACCAAGCCAATCTTGATTCTTTAATAATAGTGGCAAAAGGTAAACAAATAGAATCGTTGAAGGCACAAAATAAGGCCAATGAAAAAATGGCAGGGTTAGCAAAACCAAGTTGGTATGAGAATAAGTGGCTATATTTTGGATATGGAGTAGCCGCAGTAACTATTCCAACTTATTTTGGTATTAAAATAGTGGACATAGCAAATTAATGAGTGATAAGAACATAAAAGAAGTCATTAAAAAGGAATATTTAAAATGTGCACAAGATCCCGTGTACTTTCTAAAAAAGTATGCTGTAATCCAACATCCGATAGAGGGTAAAATTCCATTTGCATTATATAAATTTCAAGAAAGTACAATATATGATTTTGAAAAACACAATTACAATGTTATTCTGAAAGCTCGTCAGTTAGGTATATCAACACTTACAGCAGGATACGCGTTATGGATGATGACATTTCAGAGTGATAAGAATATATTGGTTATCGCCACAAAACAAGATACCGCTAAAAACTTGGTTACGAAAATCCGAGTAATGCACGCAAACTTACCGAGTTGGGTTAAGTCAAAGTGTGTTGAGGACAACAAATTATCATTACGATACTCAAATGGTTCACAAGTAAAAGCGATATCATCTACCGAGGACGCAGGTCGTTCAGAAGCATTGTCATTATTGATACTTGACGAGGCAGCATTTATTGACAAGATTGATACAATATGGACTGCTGCACAAAGTACACTATCTACGGGTGGTCAATGTATAGCATTATCTACACCGAATGGTGTTGGTAATTGGTTTCACAAAACCTGGGTAGGAGCCGAAGAAGGTGATAATGATTGGAATTTTATTAGATTACATTGGACATTACATCCAGATAGAGAACAAGAATGGAGAGATGAACAAGATAAATTATTAGGACCTTCAATGGCAGCACAAGAATGTGATTGTGACTTCATCACTTCAGGTCAAACTGTAATTGATGGTGTTATTTTAGAAGAATATAGAAATACACAAATTGAAGAACCAGTTGAAAAGAGGGGAATGGATAGTAATTTATGGGTTTGGAGACAACCTGATTATACAAAGAATTATGTGGTTGCTGCTGACGTTGCTCGTGGTGATGCATCAGACTTTTCTGCATTTCATGTAATAGAAATAGAAACTATGGAACAAGTAGCAGAATATAAGGGGAAAATACCTACTAAGGATTTTGGTAATTTATGTATGAACACTGCTATGGAATATAACAACGCATTACTTGTGATTGAGAATTCAAGTATTGGTTGGGCTACTATCCAACAAGTTATTGATAGAGAGTATGATAACTTATTTTATACGAGTAAAGATTTACAGTTTGTAGATGTTGCGAGACAAGTAACAAATAGATACAGACATAAAGATAGACAAATGGTTCCTGGATTTAGTATGACAGCTAAAACAAGACCATTAGTAATAGCAAAATTAGAAGAATATTTCAGAGAGAAATCTGTAATCGTTCATTCGGACAGATTGATTGATGAATTATTTGTGTTTATATGGCACAACAATAAAGCTGAAGCAATGGAAGGATACAACGATGACCTTCCAATGAGTTTGGCAATTGGATTGTGGGTAAGAGATACTGCACTTAGGTTGAACGCAGAGGGAATTGCCCTACAAAAAACAGTCTTAAATAAAATGTTAGATTATGAACCAGTTTATACACCTACTGATAATGAAAATGACGAGTGGGTAATGGAAACTGGAAATACAAAAGAAGATCTAACTTGGTTAATAAAATAATAAGAGGATAAAATGGCACAAACAAGTTTAAGAGCAAGACTACAACGACTTTTTTCTACAAACGTAATCGTAAGACATGCAGGTGGTAGAAAGTTAAAGATTGCTGATACAGAAAGAGTACAAAGTGCACAGAGAAATAGTCTTGTAGATAGATGGTCAAGATTACATACGAACTTATCAACTGGTGGATATGGACATTCACAGGCAATCAGTTTTCAAGCACAACGATTGGCTCTATTTAGAGATTATGAGGAAATGGATAATGATGCAATAATTGCATCTGCACTTGATATTTATGCAGATGAATCCACGATGAAATCAGAATATGGTGAGGTATTAGAGATTCGTTCAGAGAATGAAAATATTCACGATATTTTACATAATCTTTTTTATGATATATTAAATATAGAATTCAATTTATGGCCATGGGTTCGTAACCTATGTAAATATGGAGATTTTTATCTCTATTTAGACATCAAAGAAAAGTATGGTATTACAAATGTAGTTCCACTTTCAGCATATGATGTTACTCGTGTTGAAGGAGAAGATCCAGAGAACCCATATTATGTTCAGTTTATAGTTGAAGATGGTGATTCACGACATAGTTCAGCAATGACTGGAAATAAAGAAATGGAAAATTTTGAAATAGCACATTTCAGATTACTTTCAGATGCAAATTTTATTCCGTATGGTAAAGGTATGATTGAAGGAGCCCGTAAGATTTGGAAACAATTAAGTCTTATGGAAGATGCGATGTTAATTCATAGAATTATGAGAGCACCAGAAAAAAGAGTTTTCAAAATTGATATTGGAAATATTCCACCAGCAGAAGTTGAAAATTTTATGCAGAAGATAATCAATAAGATGAAGAAAGCTCCAGTTATTGACCAAACAACTGGTGATTATAATTTAAAATATAATATTCAAAATCTTACAGAGGACTTTTTCTTACCAGTTCGTGGTGGAGATAGTGGAACTCAAATTGATAGTCTTGCAGGATTAACTTATGAAGCAGTAGAAGATATTGAATATCTAAGAAACAAGTTAATGGCAGCTTTAAAAGTTCCAAAGGCGTTTCTTGGATATGACGAAGCAGTAGGCAGTAAAGCAACATTAGCAGCAGAAGATGTAAGGTTTGCAAGAACGATTGAAAGACTTCAAAGAATTGTAACCAGTGAATTAACGAAGATTGCAATAGTTCATCTATACGCACAAGGATATACTGATGCAGAACTTGTAAATTTTGAATTAAATTTAAAAAATCCATCTACAATATATGATGAAGAAAAGATTGAGTTGTGGAATAATAAACAAAGTCTTGCTTCAAGTCTTATGGACTCTAAAATAGCAGATACTGAGTGGATTTATGATAATGTATTTAAATTTACAGAAGAAGAGAAAAAAGAAGTTAGACTTGGACTCATCAAAGACCAAAAACGGAAGTTTAGGTGGTCTCAGATTGAAATGGAAGGAAACGACCCAGTTCAGAGTGAAGAAGCAGTCGGAACACAAGGAGCAATGATGGATGCAGGTGGAGCTGAGGGTGGAATGCCAGGAGTACCTGGAGCACAACCACCTGGAGCAAGACAACAAGGAAGAACTGGTAAAGAGTTAGACATAAAGATACCAGAAGATGGGTGGCCAGGGAGTGGTCGTCCAAAGGAAGGTCCTAAACATAAAAAAGATTCAAGTGTGAGAGGTAGAGATCCACTTGGTAGTCATGATAGACGAAAAATGAGTAGTGGAAGTCCAAAATATGGAATTGCACTCGCACATTACGACAAATTGAAGAAAAGTTTAGGAAAAGTAAGTCGAGCAGACCAAAAAATACTGGTAGAATCGACAGATGTAGAAGAAGAATATAAAAACGAGGTATCATCATCTTTAAGTGATACTTAAACGATGAATTATTAGAAGTTTTTATATTTATAGATGAAGAACTATACTTATTTAGGAGCATAAATTATGGCCCAGCGTGTAAAACACTCGAAGATAAAGAATACGGGAATTCTTTTTGAATTAATATCCCGTCAGATCACCGTAGATGTGATGAATGGTGATGACAAAAGTAAATCAGTAGAGATGTTAAAAAAATTCTTTAACGAGAGCACAGAACTCGGTAAAGAGAATCAATTATACCAAGTCTTACTGAAAGAGAATTATAATTCGTCTCGGAAGGCAGAAAAATTAGTTGATGCCGTTATAAAGGCAAGAGAAAAATTACAAAACAAAAAACTTCGTACAGAGAAATACAATCTTATTAAGGAGATTAAAAGGAATTACGTTGTAGAAGATTTTTTTAGGGCACGAATTCCTAACTATAAAGTATATGCTTCAATTTATAAAACTTTCTTGGCAGAAACAACTCCTGTATTTGACCCAGTAGATGAAGTAGATAGTAACTTTTCTATTATAGAACATATTACCCGTAATAAAGTTAAACCGAGGAATACAGATAGTCAAATAATTTCTGAATTTAAAGAAGAAGATAAAGATTTAAGATTACTTTCTTATCAATTAATGGTGGATAATTTTAATGGTAAATATAAGAATCTTAATTCTATGCAACGAAATCTGTTGAAAGAATATGTTAATAATATTTCTAATACTAATTCTTTACGTGAATTTATAAATAATGAGGTAGAAAAAATAAAACAAATTCTTAATAAGATTCTACCACGAGTTACAGATGATATAACAAAAATTAAATTGACAGAAGCAATTAAACAAACAGATTCTTTATCAAAAGGTAAGATTGTCAAAGACAAACAGGTTGTGGCTTTAATGAGATACTATGAACTCATCAAGGAACTACATAATGTCACGGGTTAGCGAAGATTTAATTCGTAAACTTGTTAGAGAATTAATCAAACAAGAATTAGACGAAGCAAATTCTACTTCAAGTGTAGGTGGTAGTTACAATACACCACATGCATTTGGTGGTAGTAACAAAAAGGGTAAAGGTAAGGGCAAGGCCGGTTACACGGGAGGTCATGATGAACCAACTGATGGAACTGGTCATTTTATTGCAGATGACCCGAAGTTAAGAAAAACTGAATCGGTGGTTAATGAGGGAAGATATCACGCTTGGAGAAATGATGAGAGTTTAACACCCAAGCAAAAAATTGGAATGGCTATGAGAGAAACTCGTGATAACCTAACAGAGTTAGAACGAGTTGTAAGGTATAATGTTAAATTAAAGAACGAGTTGAAGGTGGACTCCAGAGATTATTGGAAGAATACCCATAAGGCTCTAAGTAAAATTAGCGAGAGGCTAGTTAGATTAGCGAATAAGGTTGGTCAATTACATTAAGTCATGCCTTTCGAAGAAAACAGAAAGTCCTATATGGACTCTTTGTATAGTATTTCGACATTATTAAAAAGATGGCACACAGAAATACACCGCAAAGACGTTAGTAAGAATTATATGATTAATAAATTAACCGAGTGGATTAAGAAACTCGAAGATTTAAGGCATGAAATAATGATGAGGAAAAGTTAGTGATTAAACTTAAAGATTTATTACTTGAAAGAAGTCTCTCAGACGAAATGAGAGAATTGAAACTTTATATTGATAATGACGCTAGTCTATATCGTCAAAGATACATGCCGATATTGAAGAATTTGTCGAAAAAGAAGAAAAAAGGACAGTATCGTAAAGGACTCGCTTCAAAAGCTTTTATGTATTTGATTGATGATGGTGCTAAACGATATACGAAGTCATATGGTGGAAATCACTTAGATGTTTTCCCAAAAAGACAAAGAAAAGATTTAGCAAAAGATTATGTTGAAGAATTTGAAGATACATTTAAGAATCAAGAATTTGATTTTATGAGATAGGAGATTATAATGGCAAAACTAAAAGATTTAATATACGAAAGTAAGTATCTCAAACGAGAGTTTGGTGAACCACTTCCTACATTTAATGGTGTAATGAAAAAACATAAAATTAATAAACTAAAAGAAGATTGGTGGGATGATATGGATGCAGCATCACAGGCACAATATATAAAAGACCATCCAGGTTCAAAACAAGCACAACAAGCTGGTGGAGATGAACCAGAGAAGATTACAAAAGGACCTGGTGGGTATGGTGATCGTGGTAATGTGAGAGGACAGGATCAAGCCTATTCTGGAGAACCCGATGATGAAGAATATTTCAAATCAATGATGAGCAGAACTGGTGATGAGTTAACCAAAGAAACTCTTATGATTGACGGTAAACAATATAAAAGGATTTAGGAGTAAAAAGATGGCAAAACAATTAATAGTAGATTATTTACCGTTTGAAATAACAAGAGAACAAATAAATGAGTCTCTTAAAGAAAATAATGGTCGTTTAATCGTTCATGGAGTATTACAACGGTCAGATGCCAAAAACCAAAACGGTAGAGTATATCCGCATGGTATATTGACAAGGGAATCAAAGAAATATGCAGAAAATTTTGTAGTACAAAAACGGGCAATGGGTGAATTAGACCACCCTGAAAGTTCCGTAGTAAATTTACAGAACGTATCTCATAATGTAACAGAAATGCATTGGGAAGGTAAGAATTTAATTGGTTCAGTTGAAGTTCTTGGAACTCCAAGTGGAAATATACTCGGTGAATTATTCAAAGCGGGTATTAAGTTAGGTATTAGTTCTCGTGGGTTAGGTTCAGTAGAACCTATGCAAGAGGGTGATGGACAAACAGTTCAGAGTGATTTTGAATTGATAGCATTTGACTTTGTTTCTAATCCATCTACACACGGAGCATTTATGCATCCACTAAAAGAAGGTGTTGAGAAACAATCAGAAGGTAGAACTTGTGGAAAATATTGTAAGGTCGAAAGTATCATAAATGATATTATTCGGGGAGAATAAATATGGATAAAGTACAATTAGAAACATTATTAAAAGAAAATCCAGCAGCGATAGCAGCAGTTCAGAAAATGACTGCAGTAAAACTTCAAGGTAAGGGTAAGAGAAAAGTTCAAGCTACGACAGCTTTAAAGGATAAAGATCATCCTTCTCATCAAAAGGCAGTTGGTATTTTCCAACAGTTAAAGGATAAGTTTTCTAAAAAGAAAGAAGATGAACCTAAAAAACAATCACAGTCAGATGCAGATTTTTATAAAAAACAATATGCAGCAAGAACTGGAAAAGAATTGGATGAAAGAGTAGATTTTCATACTATTACTGGAAACAAAAGATTTATGACGAAAACAGCACTTACAATATTGAGAAAACATGGTGTAAAAAATGTTAAAGTACATAATGTGGCTGGAGATTTTTTAGAAATAAGATTTGCAATAGATTCTAATAAACTTAAAAAAATAGATAAAGAATTAAAACGAAAAAACAAAACTGCTTATGGTGGAATTGTTGAAAATAGGAGAGATAAAATGACAGAAGATATTCTTAGGAAAGTCATTAGAGAAGAAATTAAAAATATAATTGAAGAAGATGATTCTGCTTTTGATCAACCAATTCCAGCACAGATAGAACGGTATATGAAAAAATTTATTAATGCAGTTCAAGGTGCAAGGTTAAATCGTAGACGTGTAACTGCCATACTTGGTCGTGTTGTGGGTGCTATGAACATAGAACCAAACGATCTAATGAGGTATGTACGAAAAGTCAAAAAAGGACTATAAAATGAAAAAGAAACAAGTATTTAATATGAATAGAAAGTGGAGAACCTTTCGCCTTGATGAAAAACTAAACGAGGAAAACGAATCTCTTTGGACTTGGGTATACAAAGGTATATTGGGTGGATTTAAAAAGGCCGAGAAAAAAGGAGGGGGCAGTGTTAGTTTAGATGAAGTTGCACGAGGTGTTGCATTCTTAATCAAAACAGAATTTGGTGGTGGTGCTAGAAACGATTTTATGAAATCACTTAAAAAATATATTAGATAATGAAACCTGGTCACCATACTTGACCTTATAGTGGTGAAGAACACCCAGTTTGGGTGAAACATGAGAAAGAACCTATGGACGAATATAAATCAAGATTATCAACCTATCTTAGTGATATGGTAAGAGAAGAACTTGAAAAATATGATGGTGGATTCACCGATGAGATGAATGACCAACGAAAAAAGAATGCTGAAGTCTTGGGATATAAACTTTCAGGTAAAAGTGATATAAAAGAGGGGGCAACTGAATTTTGGCAGGATATGTTTAGACCAGGTAATATTCCAAACCAATACATAAATCAATTAATAAAGAAAAAAGGTGAACTTCCATCTAAAAAACATATTAAACAAATATACAGAGATAATGGTAATCCAAGTTCAAGTCAATTAAAAAAGGCATTTAAACAGTTAGCAAAAGAAAAATATATCAGAAAACAAGGTAGTATGTGGAAATGGGAATCGGGTTTTGCTTGGAGAACTGGTACAGAATTAGAATCCGTAAATGAAGGATTTACTAAGTACCATATAAGATTAACTGATACTCCTGGTTGGTATGGTGTATGGGATAAAAAAGGTAAACAGAAGTTTGAAGGTGATAAAAGATATGTTATGAAACACCTTAAAAAATTAAAAACAAGGATGGGTAACTATCAACTTAAAAGTCTTATAGATGTGGCCACCAAAAGGAAAGGTAAGGATATTACATTTGATGTAGTGGAATCCGTGATAAAAGAAGCCGGAATGGGTATATTGGATTCAGACCAATCTGATATATTGCAAGGTATAGTAATGAGAAATAAAAATAAAAGTTTAAAGTCTATTTTAAATGTGGCATTAAAAAGTGGATATTTTAAAAATGTGGATAAGAAAGAATTGTTAGGATATATTGATG